GTGGCGGGTGGTGCGGATGAGTCGCCTGAGGCTGGCGAATTCCCCAGTGAGGGAAGCGCTCACGGCCACCTCCTGGGGCTGGTCACGGCGAAAAACGCCCCCTCGCGCACATCGGGGGTGGAGTCCTGCATTTCGGGGCTCACCACGCCGGCAGCCACCCGTTCCAGCCAGCGAATAGCGTCCTCGTAGCGCAACCGCAGCACCTCGTCCGCCCCCCGAGCCGGGTCGTAGCCCCGAACCGCCATGAGGTCGTAGGCGGCGATGGCAGCCACCGCCCAGGTCAGGGCCTCGTCCCATGCGGTGAGGGGCAGGGTGTAGCGCGCCCGGAGGTAGGAGTCGGCCAGCCGGGAGGCGGCCTCCAGCGCGTTGTTTATCGTGGGCTGCGGCACACCCCTGAGGGCCTTCTCGGGCAGCCCCAGGCGGTAGAGGGCGTCCTGAGTTGCGTAGCTCATCTAGATTCCAGAGCCTGCAGTATCTGTTTGACCAGCCTGGGCCTAATCCCCCGGATGGTAATGAGGTCGGCCTCGCTGAGACCACGGAGACTCTCTAGCGTGGTGTACCCCGCCGCCAGAAGGGCGCTACGCCCCGGAAATTCCTCCGGCAGAGGGGTTTCGGTCGCCTTTGAGGAGTCCTCCGGAAGGAAAGCTTGATCCGCAGCTTGATCCGCCAGCCTTTGACGTTCGCGCCAATGACGCCGTAGTGCGGTAAGGCCCATCATTCCTCCTACTACTGGGTAATCAACCGCACCACGCCAGCTTTGTCGCTGTAGGGCAAACGGCTGTAACGGTGGGCCACGTAGTAGACGTTTGTGGCCAGAATGGTAGCGTCGGCGAGAATGTCGCGGTCGATCTCAATGGTGGGAATGCGGTTATACCACAGGGCTAATGCGCCGGGCTTGATGAGCAGCGACATATATCTGACGGGGGTACCGGTGATAACGGGCGCACGATCAGAAATGATGAGAGGCAGCCCCAGCACGCTGGGCAAACCCCCCTGCTGAGCGTCAGTAAACAACGGCAGCCCGTTGGTGTCCTTGATCTTGCGCAGATCTCCGGCGACTTTGGAGTGCACCACGAACGCAGCTACGTCCTGGCCCTGATCGCCCCACAGTTGCAGCGCATCCACAATGGCGTCGTAGGTGATGGTAGCGGTGGAAGCGTCATGATCAATAGCTCCGGTGGCCGCCGCTGCTCTGATCAGGGCGCTATCAAATTTGCGCCGAGCGCCCTCGATGATCTGGCGGCTGGCCTCGGCGTAGGGGTCAGCGTACATGGCAGCCATCTGCGCCCAGGTCGTTAGCTCGACCGCCTTTCCCGCCCGCAGGACGGTGCTGGTCTCGCTGGTCATGGTCAGCGTGTACGGGGTCAGCGCGTCCCCCTCGGCTACGTCTTCAAACTCCCCAATGGAGCCGAAGAACGGCACCTTCACCGTATCGCCACCCCGAGCAGACTCCGGCAGTGTGGACGACTCAACTACCGCAGCGGAGCCATAGAGCGCAATACGATCCGGCCACCCGGCGGCTACCGCGTCGGCCAGGATTTCCGGAATTACCAAGTTGGAACGAGTAGTTACAGGCATCTATGACCTCCTAATAGCCCAGCGCCTCTTTGCGCAGGCGACGGTACAGCTCTACGTTTTGCTGGTACAACTCCTGTTTTTCGCGGGCCGATAGCGTATTCCAGGACAGGGGTTTCTCCACCGGCTCCTGGGCAGGCTCGGGGAGTATCCGAGGGGCCACCTGCAAAAACGCCTCGAGCGCTTCAACGCTCTGCTTCTCAGCCCAGGACAGCATCGCCGGGGTGAGCTTGCCCTCCCGTTTGCCCTGCTCGAGCAGAGAGCGCTTACGCTCGTTCACACGTTCGGCCTCCAAAGCGGCCAGGCGCTCCTGCACGCGGGGCAACTCCTCCGCAGCAGAGCGCCAGGCCTGTACCACGGCCAGCGCCTCGTCGGCGCTGGTGCGCCCGGTGAGCGCAGTCAGTTGACGCTCGAGGCCAGCGAGCCGGGTAATCATTGCTCCGGCTTCGGCCTCGGTGGCGTCCTCTGTGAGTCCTAACATCCGTACGATTTCTTGCATGCTGTTCCTCCTAGCTACCAGCGGTTGCATCCGTTTGGTGGCCGGTATGTTGGTGAGCGCCAGATTGATCAGCTCCACAATCCGGCCTTCTTTGTCGGTGTAGAACGCCGGGCTGAAGTAGCGGTACTCACGCCCCGCGAGCAACGCCTGAGCCCGCTCAGTCCACTCCACGTTGATCGCCCATAGGCCATCCTCCCGCAGCTCGAGGTCGAACCAGCCCGCTGCTGGAACCGGGCCATTGCTCACGGGCTCGAGCGCCTGATGCTCATAGTCGATTGAAAGCCGGTTGCCGTACTCCCGCCAGCGCTCGAGCACACTTGTTGCGGCCTCCAAATCGAACAAGAACACGCCCTTGGTGGTCTCCACCTGGCCGAAAGGGAAAATACGAAACTCCCCAGGGGGGGCACCCTGGGGTAGCTCGAGGGTCAGTTTGTGCCGTTGCATAGATTATCCCCAGGCTTGCGCCTGGGGCTCCTTGGGTAGAGTTTTCCTACTCTAGCGTTAGAGTAGCAAAAAGCGGAATAGATTCCAAGGGGGGCGTGGTATACTACAGGTACAACCCACCGGGGTGGGCCTGGGTTCCCAATACCCCGGTGCAGGACGCAGCGGTCTTCCAGGAGCCGGCTGCCAGCTATTTTGGGAAGCGCAAAAAGCCTTGTCGTTGCTTGTTGAAGTATTTTTTATCGCGCGTCTCAACAAAGGTATACCCATCCACCAGCACCCCTTTCTGAAACTCTCCCACAAACAGCACGTTGCGCTGCCGATTATCCTGGTAAACCTTGACATACCGCAGCCTAAACGCTACCGCTCGCCCCGCCACTTTACGCATGGGCACCAGCCAGATTTCCTCCGGGTCTCGCACCAGGTCGGAGAGCCAGGAGAGGAAACGCTCGCGCCCGTCCGGCTTGAGGTGACGCAGGAACTCATCGTCCAAAATCACCGTCATGCCGGTGGGGTCCTCCAGGTACAAAGGCACGCTGCCCCAGGCCGCCTCCAGGGCTCGCCTGAACCCCGCTTCACCAGCTTCCTTGACCGTAGGCAGCAGCGCCGCGGGAGCGGGATGCGTAGACAAGCGCTCAGGCCGTCCGTAGCTTCGCCAATCAGGGAGATCACCGATGAAGGCTGGCTCCCACTGGCCCGGCTGAGTCTGGGCGGTGACCCCCCGCGCGTAGGCCCGCCCCCACTCGCTGGCGTCGGGAGCCAGGCCGAACCCTTCTGGCCGTGGCGCGCTGGGAGGTCGCTCGGTGGTGCCCCGCCGCTCAGCCTCGGCCTGGGTGAGGCTGCGCACGCCGGAGCGGCAGTTGAAGTGCAAAGGGGGCCAGTTCGATCTCCACCACGGGTCGTCCGCCGGGAGCACCGTCCCATTACGCTCCTGGCAAATGCTCGTAGTTCGGCTGTCCAATACAGCGTCGTACATCCAGTAGGGGCGCTGCTCAATCACTTCCGGGCGGGTCATCTGCGCCCAGCGGCCCGAGGAGTAGGCCATCTGCACATTGGTGCGAAAAATGGTCTCGAGCCGCTGCCCATCCGGGCGGCCCCAGGCGGCCTCGAGCTTTCCCCTTACCTCCTTGGCCCACTCGGCATAGGGAATGCCCTCCTCCAGCGCCCGGCCCAGACTGTCCCATACCTCAGCCAGCAGGTCGAGCCCGGCCACCCCGGTCACGGTGAAGGCCTTGCGACGGGCCTGGGCAGTGAGGGTGTCCCACTCTTCCCGAGTGAGCGGCACTCGGGAGCGGAACCAGGCGATAGCCTCTTCGGGGTTGACCGGGTTGGCGCTAACCTTCCACATCGGATCGCACCGCGTAGCGCCCGGCCAGGTCGGCCAGGATTAAGGCGTTTTCCATCAGCGTGGCCAGGTCGTCGGAGTTCAGGCTGGGGAATAGCTCAAGCAGCCGCGCGCGCAGCGCGTCGTAGCCTTCTGCCTGGTCTATGGCCTCGAGCACGCGGGCCAGGACGGGGCGCATTGACGTAGCTCCGGCCTCCCGTGCGTTGTCGGCCAGCCGGTCGGCGTAAAGCTGGCCCTGCACAAAGCCGCTGGAGGTGCGCACCTGATCGCTCGAGGCCAGCCGCACCAGCCCAGCCTGCGGGGCCTGTAGGGGTACGTCGTAGCGCTCGAGCAGGGCTGGTACGTCTACCGGGGCTCCAGCCTGGGCCAGGGTGGCCACGGCCTGGGCCAGCTTGCTGAGGGTGTCGGCGTTCTGGGCGGTATCCTCGGGCAAATCGGTATCCCAGCGCGGCCAGGGAGCCAGCCGAGCGTCGCCATAGTTGAACTCGGCCCAATAGCTGAGCACCTGCTCGCGCATGGAAGTGGAGAGCCCCTCGGCGTCCGACTCCAGCAAATCCCGGCGCACCGCGTCGTGCACGCGGGCCGCAGCGAACGAACCACCCCGCACCTCGGTGGTGAGGTTCTGGCCCAGGATGGCCGTAGTGATGGCGGTGTTGGCCCACTCGATGGCCGCCTGTTTGCTCTGCCACACATCCCCGGAGGGCGAGAGAATCTGCAGGCTGTAGCCCTCGGGCAGGGCGATGCCGGTGGAGCTGCCTAGCTCGGCCAGGTCACGGGCCAGCTGCTCGCGGGCCTCGGCGGTGGTGGGGCCACTGGCCTGGCCCACCCGCAGCGCTCCTACCTCGTTATCACGCGCCCAATAGCGCACCGCGTCCTGCTTGACCAACCACGGCACAGCCAGTGCGCGCCAAAGGCCATGGCTCCACGGCCGCCGGGCACCGTAGGGGGTATAGATCCACCAGGCGCCGGGGCGAGGCTCTACCGTCCCTCCCTCGCGGGTCTGCACCTGCCACACGCTGCGCTGGGAATCGTAGCGCAGGCTGCGCGGGTGCCAGACCTCGAGCACCGGCAACACCCGCCCGCTCTCGCCCTCCTGCCAGTCCAGACGGGCCAATCCTATTCCCAGCAGGAGCCCCCAGGCCACGAGTTGATATAGGGATTCTTCTGGGGCGAAGGCCCAAAAA